GTGTTTTCAGTTGTTACAGCATCAGATGTTTCAGTAGAAACCTCCTTTGCTTCCTTGCTAGTATCTTCACTAACAATATTTTCTTTTTCTTTATCCAAAATTTAATCCTCCTTTTTTTCAATATTTATATTTGAATCTTTAGTCGCAACAATGTCACGTTTAAGAGCTTCAATCAAATCAGAATCGCTTTGATTTTTACTTGCAACTTCAAGCATTTTACTATCTTTATAAGCAGGTGGAAAAGAATTGTTTAAAAGTGCATGACCTAAGAAACTTCCTTTATCAATAACTTTTACTTTTTGTCCACCTATAATTTCAAAATGAGAACTATCAACAGCTATTTCCCATGATGTAGCAATCGATCCTTCACTCATACGTTTTTTAATCAAAGCACAAAAATCTGGATACCTCTTCCATAACTTTGCAGTTGCAACAATATATTCTTTATTATTAATTGTTGCAATTTCAACAGAATCAAAAGCACCTATGGCACTTGTATCAAATTTCATATCTTGATATACTTGACCATCTTCTCCAACTCTGCTAACAACAGATACATTATGTCCTTCAAAATCACATGTACCATCATCATTTACTCCAATAGCAGCAACTACAGGTTGTGAAATAATAGTATCAATCCAAGAGTCAATTGTTTTACGATTTAGCATAACATTATTACCATTAATACCAAAATCACATATGATAAATTTGGCTATAAGTGAATTTTCATCTTCTTGTAATTCGCTATATAAAACGTTGTTATTTGCAATTAAAACATTATTCATTTGTCATATTCACCTTCTTTCAAGCTACCAAACTCAATATGCTTAAATTTTTTCTTGCAATTATGTCTGATAGATATTACATTAAAAGATTGATCTAGTTTAATATAAATTTGATTATGACAACAAGGACAATCCAAGATTATTTCTTTCATTGTATTAATTCGCTTTCTAAAATTGACTCTATATCATCGTAGTTCAAATATGAAATTCTAATCAATTTTATATTATTATTAAAACAATACTTATCTTTTATATTATCTCTTATAATATTTAACTTTAATTGTTCTTCTGCCCATTCTTCGCCTTTACCTGCATAATCTATTGGTTCAAAATGTTGTTCGCCATCATACTCAATAAGACAATGTAAATTATTATTCACATCTAAAATAGCAAAGTCAAACTTTAATAAACTATTCTTTTTGTATCTTAAATCATCAAAAGTGTATTGTGAAATATAAGTAATATTATGTAAATCAAACCATTCAGAACATTTTTTCTCTCCTTTAGAACTTTTACAAACTGGACACCCAAACGGATGCAATAAATTTGATGGAGTAGGATACCAAATGCAACCATCTAATTTACATTTACATTTAATCTTTTTATTTGCACCATTATAATTTCCTAATACAATAATATTTTGATTGATTTTTGATAATTCGTCCACAAACTGCTCGGTTGTTTTCTTTATATTACCATAGCATTTAGGGCATCCAGTACCACTTAAAATGCAATTTGGAGTGGTTTTCCATTCATATCCGTCAATTTTACATTTATGTTTTATTGGAGTTAAAGAATTTATATATCTTTCAATTACTTCAATATTAGAATTTATTTTATTAACTCTTTCCACGTATATATCATGTGTCATTAAAATTCCACTACAAACAGGACAATTACTACCATTTAAAAGTTCATTTGGACATACATCCCATTCATAATTATGTATTGAACATTTATGCCTTATTTTTGTTGAACTGTTAATGTAATTTTCTAATGGTAAAATATTTGGATGTATATTATGTAATTCTTCAACATATTCGTTGTTTGTTTTATGATTATTTCCTGCACATTTTGGACATCCATGACCAGATAAAATTGTTGAAGGTTTAGTTATGAATATATACCCATCAATAAGACATTGATGTTTTATAGGAATATCATTCTTTATATATTTTTCCAATGGTTTCACATATGGATTAATATATTTTAATTCATTTATATATTCATCATTTGTTCGTTGATGTTTATTAATAGAGCATTTTGGGCATCCTTTCCCGCATAATAAATTTGTCGCTAATGCATCCCATTCAAACCCATCTATTAAACATTTGCAACGTATATATGAATGACTACCTAAATATTTTGATTGTATTAAAATATTTGAATTTATATTTCTCATTCTATTAATAAATTCTTCATTTGTAATTCTTTTTGGCATGATAACCTCCATAATAAAATATAATAATAAGAGAAGTAAAATTATCTTTTACTTCTCCAAACAGCTAACTCATTATTTAATTTTTCTGTGCCAATAAACATCCAAAATTTCTTTTTAGTATTGGGATGAATAGCTGATGAAAAATATGTAATACCACATGAAATTAAATAATTTTTTAAAGGATTAGAATAACAATAAAAAATTCTATCCAAAATATCATTCCTTTACTTATTCTTTTTTGCATCATTTCTAGTTTTATCATAAACTTCTTTATTCTGATCTTCACCACCACTCGGTCTTCCACCTGTATTATCTGTTTTTCCACTATTAGTAAAAGCAGTTAATCTCGGAGAGAATACTTCATCTAAATTATCATCATTTTCAGATTTACGTTTTTGAACTTCTGAGTCGATATCAATTCCAATTTCAGAATATGCGGTTTCATAACTACAATTTAGTTTAGTAAATAAGAATTCAGCAAAATCTTGTTTCATTTCCATACTCATCTGTTCACTACTATCAATTGTAATTGTGGGAGCATATTGAATATCAATACCATTATCAATTAAAATAGCACGATACCATTTATTTAAAACATCAGCAGTTTGTTCTGATACTTTATCAATGTTTTTAATTAACTCTTTTACAGAAATACTAGCAGTAGTAACGGTTTGTCCTTTATCACTTGCTAAGAATATAATTCCTAAAGATAATAATTGCTTACTTCTGTAAAAATTTATAGTGTCACTATTAACATTTTCAGTTGATGGTTCTACATATTTAATTGATTCAACAAATGGAGGAGTGGTGACAACAACGGTTTGTTGTTTCCATGCTTGAAGCAATGTATTATGAGCATAAGCCATTTCTTCAAAACCTTTTCTAGTGCCATCTGCACCCATAAGCTCCTTACGCAATACTTGATGAATTATTTTCTTAGCTTTTGATTTAGCATTAATAGAATCTGTATTCTCAAAAATTTCAAGCATTAATGTAGGATTTAACGCTCTAAACATAGGAGTTAAACCATACTTACGATTTAAATTTCCAATACGAACAATTCCAGAATATCTAATGTCAAGTTTTGCATATCTGTCTTTCGTTTTATAAGCAGCGTATACTTCTGGTGGATAGTTATTTTTTATGTCCTGTTCTACACTATCAAAAAATAATGGAGTACCATTTTTATTTTTTAAATATGTCTTTTGTAAACGAGTAGATAATTCTGTTACATCAATAAGCAAACAAGGCTCACCATTAACCTCATAATCACTTATAATTGCAATGCCTAAAGGATAATAATCAACAATATAATTGTTATTTTTATCCTTACGTAAGTACATTAAATAGTTTCCCTCTGCATATGCAGTAGGTGTAATATTACGAATGAGTTTTTTAATATTTATAGCATTGTTAAAATTGTTAATTATTTCTTTCGTTCTATCTAATGTTTTTTGCTTATTACGCATTGTTGAATAATCATTATAAGAAAGTTTAAAATTAGTATTTACATTGCTTTCAATAGTTTCATATGTCTTACCAATCATATCGTCTTTATTAATATACTGACGTATAATACCGTTGATTGCTTTTATATCATTCAAATTAGACTGTGGGGCAATTGCTAAATTAGCTAACAATTCAGGTGTTACTTTATTATTAGAATCAAAACCATTATTCAAATAAGTAGAATAAATTTTATTTGTAGCATCATAATTGGTCATAGCTTGCTCAAGCCATTGCTTACCACGTTCATCAGATGTAATTATAACTGTATTATCTGTATCATCTACATTAGATGTAACCATCACATCAAAATCTTCTTTTTGAGTGGAGGGGGATACTGATTTTTTAGGTCTTCCCATATTTTTGAATCACCACCTTTCTTTAAAAACTTATGCTCGATACGCACTGGGGGGCATTGGCAAAATCTAAACTTCCATCATTTACTTTAATCAAATCAGTTCTTCTTACTAATGCAAGTGCATAAGCACCCATAGCCATTGTGTACGCCCTATCATCATGCATAGTCGATTTTTTATCTTTGGCAAGTTCATATTGAACTCCACCATTTGGAGAATCATACCTATTCATATAAATAAGTTCATTTTTTGCTAAATTACATTGTAATAATGACACTTGTTCATCAAATGACAACTTGTATTCTGTAGATTCGCCATGTTCATCAATCATAATTAAACAATCTTTGTTATCATAATCTGGAAAATTAATCAAATCTAATTTTGTCATTTTTTCTAAAGCATCATAAATCACCTTTTTATAACCTTGAGGATCTATCAGATGAACTATCGGCATAGCATTTGCATATTTTTTACGAGATGTTTCATATTGTTTATGTTCTGGATCAATAATACCCTTATGTGGTTGTCCAATTTTATCTTT